TGGAGTCACCGTGTCCCCATCTTCGGGCACCAGTGCAAGTGCATCGCGGATGATGACAACACGAATCGGCCTGCTGATACCACAACGTGATTTGTACGTTGCAGTCTCAGCAAAGTCGCTTGTGTTGCAGAATACCGCTGAAGCATCTGCTTGAATCATGTCGTGAAGGCTCATCGGTTATCGCTTGCAAATGATGTCAACGTAATCGATCACAACAGCATTGACGTTCGTGTTCGCTGCCTTCTGCAACTGAATGATCGGTTGCAAGCCGGAGCTGTATCCACTCATATCAAAGGTTTGCGATGCGGCAACACGGATGCCATCGATGTAGAACTTCACGTTGGACTTGCCGCCGGTGAAGTCGATCAAGAACTTCTTGTAGGTCGTTCCAAGAGTTTGACCGCTGGAGATGTCATCAACGTCACGAGTACCGTCGTCAGTTTCGCAGTAGACGAGAGTAGTGCTGTTGGCACCAACCATCTTAAACCAAGCGTTTGCCGCAACGCTGTCGGTCGTGTCGCTCCGAGCCGAACCCAAACCAAAGACAAGTTCGCTTCCGGTTGTGAATACGGCAGTCAGCTTGACTCTCATCTCAATCGACTGGATCAAGTCGATGTCGAAAGCCAGCGAGTCACCGTGAGCCAAGCAAAGGTTTTCTACTTCGCTCGTTGCTGCCAATGTCAGGGTAGCTTCCGAAGCTGCCCGAACGTAGGTGGGTGTACCAGCAGCCGAAGCATCGACGATCAGCCAAGGGGTTGCAGGGTCAGCCGACGTAGGGAAAGTTGCGGAAGTTCCGATGAAGTCGTCGACGTAGGGCATAAAATCTTGAATACCAGCCATTTTGTTTTTACCTTTGTTTTGATTGTTTGTTTGTTCCAAGAGAACCCAGTGACCGTAGCCACTGGGTTTATGTTTCAACTACAGACTAGGCGTTGCGGTACAAGCCTCGGAAGTCGATTGCCTTAGCAGCAAACGTCTGACGGATCTTGTAAAGCCACGTGTCGTTCTTGATGTTCCATTCGCTTTCAAGAACAGGGCTTTCTTCGCCTTGCAAGAAGGTCAATTCGACAGTGTCGATCTGAGCCGAGTCAGCAGCGAGATACCAAACCGAAGCAGAGCTGCTATCAAGTTGTGGCTCGATGATGACTTGGAGGTTTCTCATCCCTTGCGGACCGTAGATGTTAAGCGTGTTGCTGTTACCCGCAACGTTGCCGCCTGCACCTGGGTCAGCAATCGAGTTCACGAACTGCAAGGCAGTGTGAGAGATCGCAGCAGGAACAATCAGGAATCGTGGCTGGATGTTCAGAATCACGTTCGTATTCAAACCCTTTTGGGTCAGCATCGAGACGTAGGCTGCGTTCAAGGTTGTCGCACTGATAACCGCAGGCGCTGCCGACTGGTTGGCGTGACCGCCAGCAGTGGTGACAGCAGTCGTGTTGAACAATGCTCCCGTGTCGGACAATGCAGCGTTTGAAGTCAAGACGCTGTAAACGGCTCGGTTCTGTTCGCGTCGTGCTGCGTTGCCATGCATTGCAGGGATTCGAGACAACGCATCGAGATCGTCGTTGACAATCGTTTCCCAAGACACGCTGAACGAAGCACCGTACTTAGTGACTGAGTACGATTCTCGCAAATCGCTCATTGCCTTTTCTGGGTAATCCTGCCGCTCTGGAACCACTTCCAAGTTTGGCGATTCCGAGAACCGGATTCGATTGATTGCCTTGAAGTCTGGAACGCTGACGCCTTGACGCGCCCACATGTTCCAAGTGTAAGGCGCTTCTTCGTATGCGTTGAGAAGCGTCTTGTTGGCTGCGTCCAACATCAAGCTGGAAAAACTGCCGGTCGTGTGGTAAGCACTGAAGTCAGCCCGTTCAACTCGGTTGCGTCGCATTGCATCAGGCGAACCCATTGCAAGTTTGGCGATGTCTGGACTGTTCATGCGTCCAGTGTTGACGCCGCGACGAACCAAGAACTGTTCAGCGAGTCGCATCAGTCCTAAGTTCTTAAAGTCTTCAGCACCATCGGCTGGTTTGAATGCTTGTACTGCTCCACGCTTGCCGCTTGCTTGGAGTGATCGCAAGATCAAACCGTCGCGTGCTGCTGCGTAGAACTTGTCGTCTCCAGATTCGGTGACTCGAACATCGGAACCAACCGATGCCCCCAAAGGTTGTGTTGCCATGCGTTCGATAATCCTTTTGCGAGCGTCGGATAAACTTACAAACCCGTCACACAACTCGTCAGCGAAGGCTCGCTCAACTCTGGCAAGTTTGCATGCGGATTGGATTTCTGTTCGTCGGACCTGATCGGCCTGAAGCGAACGTTTGATTTGGTCGATGGTGGAAGCCTGGTTCATGACCTTTGGCTTCAATTCGTCGTCCATCTTCTTGACTGGCTCTTCGTCGTACATCTTTTCGACAACGGGAAGAACTTCTTCAACCGGCTTGTCTTCCTCCATGTGTTCCACTTCCGGCATCGGTTCTTTGCTTTCGCCAACCTTGCCAATGACCCATGCCAAAACTTGGTCTGGATCAACTACTCCATCTGGAAGTCCCATTGCTGAGAGCTTCGCCAACAGTTCAGGATTCATGCGAATCACCTTCCTATTTAAGTCCGTGTATGACCGACGAACGGTCGATTGCTCATCTGCACCCGTTGCACAGATAGAAGCGTTTTGCGGTTGCCACTTCGTGTGAATCAAAGCTGGTCCGTCGATAACTACCCCTCGCGGAGTCGTGTAAGATTGGCCGCGTTGAACGTAAAGCGTTTCAAGCGGTTGCCCTGTGATCGAGAAGTCCGTGATGTGGCCCTCGCTCATTCGTTGCATGATCGTTTGCGATTCAGCGTCTGACGCGAACACTGGCACCCCGTAGAGTTCTCCGTTGGTTCCGTCGATCTTCATGTGCTGGATTGAGCCGAAGATGTTGCGCACTGTCTTGTCGTTGTGCGAATCGACAATCGGGATCTGATCGCGTCCACCGCGCCATACGATGCCGTCCATCAACAGGACTTCGTTGACGACTTGCTTGGTTTCTTCGTCCCATCGCTGGATCGGATTTTCAGTTGCGATCACTGCCCGTTGTGGCGATACGACTGCAATGGATCGCTCGACCTTTGGACCGTTTAGGATTGGTAGCTTGCCTTTCTTAGACATCTGCGACCTCCTCGGTGGGTACTGGGTTATCTACTTGTCCATCGGAAGCATCGGCAACAATTGCATCGATGTTCTTTTGGCTCAGTCCGATCATGGAAAGTTGTGCGGTTGCTAGTGCTTGACTCATGGAACCGTCGGACAGTCCGTTGAGAACGTCGGTTAGAGCTTTTCGGTTGCGGTTCCACTGTTGCCGTGAAAGCCCCATCCACTCGCCCGATCCCGCCTGCTCTGCTTGTTCTGCTTGTGCTTGATCGGCTGGACCTTCTGCACCCGTCTGAGCAGCCATCATCTGCGCGGTTTGTTCATCTGCTTTGAGCAATCCCAGCTTCATTCGCAACTTGCGTTCTTTCGCGGCTTGATAGAACTTGGCTCGCCAAGAACCGCCGCGTGCGCCGATCTCGTCTTGGTAGGTACTCATAAACGAATCGATAGACGACTGTGCCGCGTTCTGTTCGCTGGTAGGATCGACCCATTCCAGCTCTGGTAGCTGCCATTCGACTGGAGCCACGCCGCGACGATCTTCCAGCAGTTCGGTTGACGTTGGAAACTTATCGAGTCCTTCCCGTGCTGCTGCGTTAAGGAACTCGTCCCAAACTGGTTGGCAGCAATGGGCAACCATGAAGTTCTGCCATCGCTTATTGCGTGGGCGATCTTCTAGCTTCGATGTTCTGGATGACGAGTAGGATGTCTTGGAGAAGTCCTTTGCCACTGCCTCGTAGCTTGTGCCAGTGCCTGCACAGATACCGCGAAGCATCAAAGCAATCCACGGTTCAGAACCTGAGTTTGGGCGACCTGGATTGGCGAACTCAATCGACTCGTTGGATGCAAGCCGGGTGATAATGCCAGGTTCTAGGTAGTCGAGCTGGTTGCCGTTGTGGTCGGTAGTGTCTTCGCCGCTTGGAGCAAGCAGACTTGCGGTTGGATTGTCCGACTTGATGAAAGCCGTAAAACAGGACGATACCGCACTGGCTTGCAGTTCGTTATCGACGTACGTCGCCAAATCGCGAATAGGCGACATGACGGGAGCAAACCAACTAATCCCTCTCGATTGACCCACTCTGTCCTTGCGATAGAGATGGAGGACTTCGCTAGCTGGTACTCGCTCAGGTGTTTGGTTCTTGACACCGTAAGGACTGTTTGGATGTTCTGGGTATATCCAGTAAGCAATCGCCCTGCCTTTGTCGTCAAGTTCAACGCCTCGAATGATTCGATTGCCGGATTCCCTGGAAGCCCGAACCGTAAATGTGTCGTGGTTAAGCGATAGGCGGTCAGCTTCGATCAGTTCCAACGCTAATGGGACTGGACGGGAAATGCCGCGATACTCTTTGCCGCTTGTCTTGACAAACCGAATCAGCACTTCACCCGCTTCAACGATCTCTCGCTGTGCTAGTGCCTGGATCTCGGCAAAGGTAAGTTCGCCGTTAATATCGCAGACTTCGCACCATTGCCCCCAGACCTTATCGCGTGCGTCGTTAACATCTTCAATGTCGTCGCCTTCCGCTGTTTCGAGCGTGGATTGTGCGGTGATGCCATCGCCAATGACATTGCTGACAATCGTATCAACTACGTTCCAAGCGTAAGCATTGTCTCGAACTAGCGATCTGGCCCAGGATCGCATCGCATCTGCACCGAACGGTCCAAGCAGTTCTTGATCAGCAGCCTGGTTGCGTGGCTTCTTGTTGCCAGTCAAGCGGTTGGATTCCGCACCCTGGTATTGACGCTGAACGTGTCGCCGTGCGTGAACTCGCTTCAGTTCTGCGACTGGAGAAAAGACGCCAATGACCTTGTCGAGCATCTGGCCGATCATCGGGAGGTTCTCCCAAACTTGGCTAGGCTGAACGGACTTTGGCCGCCTTCACGATTCGCTTGGATTTGAAGGATTCGGCGTTCTTCAAAAAGGGTGGCTAGGTCAAGTTTCGTAACTGACCTTGCGCCAATAGAATACGACGAAGCCCCCCCGGTTAAAAGGGATTCGATTGCCGCGTCGATTTGTGCCAATAACGATGAAGCTGTCGCCATGAAAGCATCATGGCAAACTTACGACTCAAGTGTATCTACTTGTTTCCGCTGTGTGGAACTGTGTCCGAATCTTTCCAAGTCGAGCCGCAATAGTGGCATCGACAGTACCGAACATTGCCGCGAGTCGCAAAGACCCTGGTGAAGTTGGTGCCTGGTTCTCTGATTGATGTGCAGACTGTGCAAGGCTTTGCTGTGAAGGTCCGCGACCGTGCGCGTGGTTCGGTTGTTACCAGGACTGGCAACGCCACTGCTGGTGGCTGCTCCTCAATCGTCGCTGTTGCCATTGGTTTTTTCTTTCTGCTCATTGGTACTTATCGTCTCCTTGGTATCCAATTCCCGCCGCCTGGTCGTTTCCTGAATCGATTATTGTTTTGCTGTGCTGAATGCTGCTTTGGCTTGACTGGTTCTTTTGGTTGAGTCTGGACCGTTGGCACAATCCGAACACCAAGCACCCCACCCGCTGCACATGCATAGCCAGCCGCGTCTAGCCAGTGGTTGTTATTCCGGTCAATCACCGTCCAAGCGGTTTTGAATCCCTTGCCAGGAAGCGGAATATGTTCGAGTCGCTCGCTCACCATGCTCTTTGCGAAAGGGATGTGGTACTTGCCATCGTTATCTGGAGGTTCGAACAACGCCAACGATTGAGGTGTTCGCTCTTCACCAAACCAAGGTTCTGTTTGCAATCGCTCTTGTAGCCAGTTCTTCCAGAACACCGTGTTCGGATGAAACAAACCAAGCGGCCTGCCTCGCTGGTCGAGAACCTGCGTTGCGTGGCATTCGTAATACACTTGGTTCTTGTCGGTTTGCTTCGGTTGCCAGTAGTTGGAGTCTGGTCCCTTGATTGCAAACACTCCCTTGCCTAGTCGCCTGCATGCCTCGTAGATCGCTTCTGGTTTGTAGCCTGAGTCGATGAACGTCAAGTCGATCTTGTACGACGAGTTCTCGACAACGAAGGCTTGTAACGCTGTCAGCATCGCCAGCTCGATTGTCGAGTCGCTGCTATTGGTTGTCAGTCCGTGCGTCATAAACTTGCCATAGTCGATGATCGAGCTTGTCCCGTCTTCTGCGAATGCAATATCAACAAACCAGCAATTGACCTTGCCCATGTCGATTCCGCGCGTAACGTACTTGGCCCAAGGTGGTACTTCTTGACGCTGTAGCCTAGATAGGCACCCAGTGACGTGCTGATAGGTCAAATCAATCGTTTGGATCTGTTCTGCTTCTGGTGGGTCGTTTTGGTACTCCGTGCAGAAAGCGTCGTAGCTTGTGTCTGCGATTGCGTTAAAAACAACCTGCCAGGCTGAATGGACCGTTATCCAGCCATCCTTTAGAACCGTTGCTTTGTAGTTGTCGGCAAGCAGTTCGCCACCAAGTTCCATCGATTCACGGTTCTCCAGAAAGAACTGGGTTGCTGTGCGTCCGTAGCGATCTCCGTCGCGTTGGTCCTTTGCTCTCATTGCCATATAAGTGTGCCAAAGTCCATCGTCTTTCTTCCACTCTTCTGGCCACTTCTCCACCCACCCGAAACGCTCACCCATCCAAGAAGGCTTTGTCTCTGGATCTGTGTATTTGAAAGAGTTAGACTTGCGATTCTGGACCGTTGTTATCATCACTTGTGCAAGTTCTTTGTCTTCGCCCGCCAGACCCGCAATGTCCTTTTCGATTGCGTTCTCGCGATCCTCAATCTGCGAGTCGCTCTTTGCAGATTCCCGCGTTTCTGGTTCGTCGATTGGTACGAAGTCAGGACGGTCTCCGTCTCGGTTGATTCCGCGAATTGCAGCGTCTAACCCGCGATATTCCAACCGAACCCCACCGTAATCGATTGGACCGCGATACTGTGCAGGAACATCGGCGAGTCTTAACCCGTCTGCTGTCCATTGAATCCGAGTCAAGATGCCGTCGATGTGCTGCCGACCTGCTCGCTGTGGTGCGCCTTCTAACGCTCGAACTGGGGCGCAGATTTCTGGGAAGTCCTCCATCAGCAGATCGTTGAACATCATCTTTTTGCGGAAGTCCTCATAAAGCTCTTTGGCGTGGTTCGTCGTCGGACCAATCGGAACTGGGAAACGAACCAAACCAGCAAGGACGACAGCAGCAAGTGCGCCTTTCACAACCTGAGTCTTGCCCCGACCGCGTGGAGCTGCAACCGCTTTTTTTCCACCGTACATTGCAGTCTGCCAAATCGAATCGATCAAAGCGTGATGGAGCTTACCAAACGGTCTGCTGTAGTCTTTGGCGAAGTACGTCTTCATCAGCAACGCGGGATCTTGCAAGCATCGTTCACGCCGTTGGGGATTGACGCAAGGAGGGATAAAGATACGGGTTGCCTCTGCGCGTTGGTCGCGTTTGCGTTTCGTGTCGCTGCTTCGTTCGTCGCTGACAATCAACGGTTCAAGAAGTGATGCCGTTCTGGGATGCAAGCCGAGCAAGCTCACTAGGCTCGATGTGTCGAGCAAGTTCAAGAAGTCGTAGTCTGATTGCGTTGTCATCACCTGCCTTTTTTAGTTCGAGCATTTCTCGCTTGATGTTGATTTCGTCGCCCTTCATAAGCAACTCGATAGCCTTCATCATCAAGTCGGGATCACGCTGTTCGATCACTTCTATTAACGCAGAAACGACCGCAGACCTGTCAAAGTTCCAGCCCTCCTTTATCGCGCGACTGACCATCCGTAAGTCTTTATTGCTTTCAATTCGCACCTTCCCTTTACCCCGTTTGCCGGACTATGTTTGCAATATTTCGGGACTTT